GGACATGACCCGGCGCGCAATCCGCGACCGGGACCGGCTGCGCCGCATCCTGAACGCCCGCCCCGCCCCCGCCGCGCCGGAGGAGCCGCCGATCCCGGTGGAGGAGCGCCGCAAGCTCGACCTCGCCGCGATCTATGCGGCGAGCTTCCGCAAATTCGACGAGGCGCAGCCCCACCGGGAGGCGGCGGAATGATGCTGCTCGCCCTCGCCTACCTCGCCGCAAGCGGCATTTTCGCCGCCGGCTTCATGGTCGGCGCGGCCTTCGCCCGCTACCCCGAGCAGGCCGCGCCGCTGCGCCTGCCCGCCCCCGCCAACGAGGAGACCCCGCAATGATCGGGAGCGTCGTCGTGATGCTGGTTGTCGCCGCAATCGGCTTCTGTGCGCTGGCGATTTGGGAAGCCCTCATGCCGAGCGACCCCGCCGACTGGCGGCAGCCGGAGCCGGAGCCGGAGACCGGGGAGAGCGGCGATGCTTGAGGCAGCCAAGATCGCCGCCGCGATCCTCGTCTTCGCCCTGCTCGCCCCGCCGCCGGAGGAGCCCGCGCGATGGTAGCCCGCCGCCTCACGCAGCATGAGCGCGCCGCACTCGCCGTGTTGTCCGCGGCGCTGCGCCGGCACGGCACCGGCCCGCTCCGCTTCACCGACACCGAGTTGCCGCCGCCGGCCCGGCGCGCCGCGATCCATGCCGGCTGGATCGTGCTCATCGGCGAGGGGCTTGACGCCGGCACCCGCAGCGCCGTCCTGAACATCACCCGCGAAGGCGCCAAGGCCCTCGCCCCCTATCTGGAGCGCACCGCATGAGGCGCAGGGATACCGAAGACCTCGCCATGGGGCGCTACCCCGCCATGCGCTTCGACGGCCCGCACGACGCCAAGGCGGCGGACCTTCCGCCGGGTTTCCTGTGGGTGCTCTACGAGCAGGGCGAGCCGCTGTCCCTCCTGCCGATGCGGGAGCCCGGAGAGTACCTGCTCCGCTTCATCGACGCCACGGAGGAGGAGACCGCGACGTGGCCCCTGCTGGTGCTGCTGGTGCCGGAGGGCGAGGCGCGGCTCATGGAGGGCGCCACGGTCGAATTCGCCGACGTGCAGCCCATCGGGCGGGGAGGACACTGATGCCGCGGCACACGCCCGCGCCGCTTGAGGACGACGATGCCCGGTGGGGCACGGACATCGCCGCCGCCCTCGGCGACGCCGCCGCGCTCGGTCCCTGGAGGATGGACCTCAGCCCGCCGGAGCGCCGCGCCCGCACCCGCGACCTCCGCGCGGTCTGCATGGTCAGGCTCGGCCCCATGCACCGGCTCACGCTGGCCCTCGCCGTCGCGGAAGCCGGCAGCGAGCAGGGCCGGGACGCCGCCGCCGCGGCGCTCAGCGCCCTCGGTCCCGACACCCGCGCCGGCATTCTGGCCGACTACCACGCCCTGCTCAGAGCCCCCGTCGTCAACCCCCGCCGCACCCGGAACCGCTCCGCATGATCACCATCCGCAAAGCCAACGGCGACGCTCGCCCCGATGACCGCTGGCGCATCGCCGACGTGCCCGAGGAGGTACGCGCCCGCGCGGTGCGGGAAGCCAGACGCCGCGGCGTGCCGCTGGCTCTGGTGATTTCCGAGGCGGTTGTCCGCCACGCCGCCGGCAGTCGGGACGCCGCCCCCGACGAGACCGCGCTCCGGCTCGGAAGCCTGCTCGTCGCCGCCCTCGCCGCCCCGCACCTCGCGCGCGACCTCTACGACCTCGCCGCCGAGGCGGAAGCCTACGCCCGCACCGGCATCCGTCCCGACGGGAGCCCGGCGCCGGAGCCGGCCGAGCCCCCGCCGCAGCCAGGCGAGCCGCGCCCGGAGCGGGAGATCGTGATGCGGGTATGCGCCGACCTGCAAAGCCAGGCGCTCGCCATCGGCATGCCCACCACCAGGATGTGCCGCCTGCTCGGCGTCGCCCCCACGCCGTTCGGCAAATGGGAGAACGGCGAGGCGACGCCCCGGTGGGTCCACTGGCGCAAGCTCCTCAAGGCCCGCCGGGAGGGGCTCGCGTCGCTGACCGACGACGCCCCCGACCCGGCACAGCCCGACCTCGCCGGCCTGGAACCGAAGGGCGAGGGATGACGGCAAACCGCATCATCGCCGCCCCGAACACGGAGGCGGCGGGCAGGGCATGGTATGCCGAGTACCTGCAAAGCGACGATTGGCGGACCCGCCGCGCGCTCGTGCTCGACCGCGCCGGGCACATCTGCGAGGGCTGCCGCATGGCCCCCGCGACGGAGGTGCATCACCTCACGTACAAGCACGTCGGCAAAGAGTTCCTGTGGGAACTCAAAGCCGTCTGCCGCCCCTGCCACGAACGGTGGCACGAGGAGGACAAACGATGAGACCGCCGCTGACCATCCGCCACCACGCCGCCGACCTCCTCGCCCGCCTGGACGCCGCCGCCGCCGTATCCGAGCACGACCGCGAGAACGCGCGCCGCTATGCCGTGTCCTACGGCCTCACCCGGCTGGCGCTTGCCGCTTACCGCGCCGGCATGGAGGAGGCGGCGGAATACGCCCGCGACCACGGACAGGACGGGATTGCGGCGCTCCTGCTCCGGGAAGCCCCCGACAAGGCTGAAGCATACGTTTTGCCCACCGACTAGAGGACCCCATGAATCCCACCCCGCCGACCCCCGGCCGCTTTTTGATCGCCATCGAACAGCTTCCGCGGGAGTGGCGCCGCGCCAAGGCCCGCGGCGTCGCCATCGAACACCCCCGGCTCGGCATGCGCATCACGCTCGGCGTGCTCGCCTGCCGCCTGGACCGCCGCGACGAGGCGGGAAACTGGCACCTCGTGGAAGCCCCGTTCCAGACCCGCGCCCGCATCGCCGAACTGGCGTCCGCCCGTATCCGCGAGTTGGTCCTCGCTCCCGAACCGCCGCTTGAGAGTGCCTGACATGTCGCCGCTCGCAATCCTGCTGCTGGTCCTGCTTGTCCTCGTCATCGTCGGCGGCGCGCCCCGGTGGGGCTACCACCGCTACGGATGGGGACCGTCGGGCTTCGGCGCCCTGCTCCTGATCCTGCTTGTCGTACTGCTCGCAACGGGACGCCTGTAGCGAAAATGATTTCTTGCCGGTGACGCGACATTTCCGGCTTGAAACCGTTACGAATCCGTTTAAGGTGAGTCAACCTGCAAGGAGGAATAAGTAATGGCCGTTCCATATTGGTACTCGCCCGTCCGCGGCGAGCACCTCGCCCTGTTTGCGGGCTCACAACTACACATAAAATACGACACCGTTAATCGCCGATATAACCTCTCCATTGACGGCGTAGGCATCCACAGTACGATTACCAATCTCCCGCAGGCGAAGCGCAAGCTCTACTGCATCGCCAAGGTCAGCAAGCCCAAGCCGCCGGAAGAACTCCCGCGGCAGGCAACCGCCGAGCCGGCGCCGCAGCCGGAGCCCGCGCCTCTTCCCCCGCCGCCCGTGATCGCCGCCGGCCCGCTTCCGCAGCCCGCCCGGCGCCCGGTCCTCACCCTCGCCGGCCCGAAATGGCCGCGCACCGAGGTCACCCTCACGCTCCGGCTCTCCCGCGACCAGAAGCTCTCCGCGGGCATCGCCGCCCTGGAGGAATTGGTCGCGATCCTCAGCGACGATTTCGACATCGAAGCCGAATTCTCGCTCGCCGAGCCCGCGAAGGTGTCCGCATGACCGGCCCCGTGCGCCCCGAGATTTCCGATGACTGGTGGCAGGAGCCCTTTTTGCACCGCGCCCGGCTGGCCGGCGACCCCTTCGACATCGCGCTCTATGCCCTGGACCGCCTCGGCACCCGGTTCAGCTACGCCGTGGACCCCGGCCGCGGGGGCGGCGTCATGTCGTGCGACGACCCGGAAGTTCTCGCCCACCTCGCCCGCATGTTCCCGGCCGACATGACATGACCCCGCTGACCGTCTTCGCCGCCGCCTTCGCCGGCTCCTTCGCCGGCTATTTCGCGGCGCACCACACCGTGCTGCACTACAACCGCCGCCGCTGGCGCCTCATCATGCGGCGCACCGACGCCGCCGACCCGGAGGCGACCGTTACCCGCTTCGACGCACGGGAGCCGGGGCTGTGAGCCTGCCGGAACTCTGGCGCCTGCTCCGTTTCCGTGACCGCCTCATCGTCGGCATCTTCGCCGCGGCATGGGCGCTGCAACAAGCCATGTGGATTCTGCTTGCCGTGAGATGGCTCTTCCGATGACGACCACCCGCAAGCGCGTTTCCAAATTCCCGTGGGACCGCGACGACGGCCGGCTCACGTCGGAGCTTATCGAACTCCGGCGCCAGGGCTTCAGCTATACCGACATCGCCGGGATTCTCGGCGAGCGCGCCGGGCAGCCGCTATCCTGGAACGCGTGCCGACAGAAGTACATGCTGCTCGCCGGCAAGCGCGCCATGAAGCGCAGCGGCACCCCGTGGAAGGCCGACGGGGCGAGGCTCGACCGCGAACTCGAACGGCTGCGGGGGCTCAACTGGAGCTATGCCGCCATCGCCGAGGAGCTTTCCCGCAGGACCGGGCAGCCCGTCACCGCCCGGCAATGCAAAAACCAATTCTACGCCATCCGATCCAGGTCACGCGGGGACGCGCTGCGCAGGTTCCGGGAGCAGGCGGAGACCATCCGGCGCTTGCGCGAGCGCATCGAACTGCTGGAGGTTGTGCTTGAGGAGCACGGGATTAACCCCGTGACCGCCGTAACCGCCGCCCCCGTCGCCGCATGAGCACCGACCGCGAAACCGTGCTGATTCAGGCATTGCAGCGCCTCCTCGACCGCGCCCGCTACGAGCGCAACCGCCACCGCACGCAAGACGCCTTCCAAGCCGGGCAGCGGGAGGTATGGGCGGAGATCGCGGTAACGGCGAGCGCCCTGCTCGACAGCGTGAAGGCGGGCAAGGGCGGCGGCGGGCACCCGTGAGCGGAGAGCACTTCCTGCCCACGCTGCTCGAACCCGAGCCCGCGCTCCTGCCCGGCATCTGGACCGCCGGCACCTTCGCCGCCGCCTTCATCATGGGCATGGTGTGCGCACGCACCCGGTTGCCGCGGTGGGGCGCGCCGCTTTTCGGCCTCGCCTTCGGCACGCTCCTCGTCGTCTGCCGCTACCTGTTGCACATCGCGACATGGTAGCGCAAACATCGTCCATGGACGCGCCCCCGAAACCGAGCGCCGGTCTCGTCTCGCGCCTGCAAGCCGAGATCCGGAGCCTCAAGCGGCAGCTTGCCGACGCCGAGACGGAGATCGCCCGCCTTCGCGTCGGCAGGACCGCCACCGGCGAGACGGCCCTCGTCGCCGACGCCATCGCGGCGGCGCGCGCGCTCATGGACACGCCGCCGCACGGCTGCCCGCATTTCCGGGTGCGCCGCGACCTCGCCGAGACCCTCCTCGCCGCGCTGGACCGCCTCGACCCGGATAATGCGGAATAATTCAGAATTATTCCGCCCCGAATTATTCTGAATTGACAAAAGCCGGAAACACTTGTCAACGCGCGGCATCCGCTATATCCACAGGGATATAGCGACTTCGCGGAAATCCCATGGCGAATCCCAACCCGAGCCCGGCAACCCGGTTCCAGCCGGGAAACAGGGCGAACCCCGGCGGGCGCCCGGTCAACGCGCGCAACAAGATCACCAAGGCTTTCACGACGGCACTCGCCGACGATTTCGAGGAGCACGGCGCGGAAGCCATCGCGGCGTGCCGCGAGACCGACCCCTCGGCTTATGTGCGCATCGTGGCGGGCATGCTGCCCAAGGAACTGGAAATCACGCGACCGACCGACGGGTTGAGCGATGACGAGCTTGCCGCTGCTCTCGACGAAATCCGGCGCCTTATCGCCGGAGCACCTGCCGCACTTGGCGCGGGTTCTGGAGGAGGAGCAGCGGCGCCGCCGCGCCCGCAACCGGCTGGCAACCTACTCCCCGTACCCGAAACAGCGGGAGTTTCACGGGGCCGGCGCCGCGCACCGCGAGCGCCTGTTCATGGCGGCTAATCAGGTGGGTAAAACCGTCGCGGGCGCTTTCGAGTGCGCCATGCATCTGACCGGCCGATACCCGGATTGGTGGACCGGGCACCGCTTCGACCACCCGCCCCAGGGATGGGTGGGCGGCTTGACAGCGGTAACAGTGCGCGACAGCATCCAGAAGCTCCTGCTCGGCGATCCCGCGGAGCCGGGCACCGGGGCCATCCCCGCCGACGCCATCCTTGAGCCCGTCAACAGCCGCAGCGCCCCCGGCGCCCTGGATTCCCTCACCGTCCGCCACGTCTCCGGACGCCCGGCCCGGCTCGGCTTCAAAGCCTACGAGCAGGGGCGCGAGAAATGGCAGGCGGCGACGCTGGATTTCGTGTGGTTCGACGAGGAGCCGAGCGAGGACATCTACAGCGAGGGGCTCACCCGCACCAACGCGACCGGCGGCGTGGTGTGGATGACCTTTACGCCGTTGCTCGGCATGTCGGCGACCGTCACCCGGTTTCTGGAGAGCGACAGCCCCTATCGTCACGTCACGACCATGACGATTGACGATGCGTTGCACTACACCCCCGAGGAACGGGAACGCATCATCGCGGGCTATGCCCCGCACGAGCGCGAGGCGCGCGCCAGGGGCGTGCCCGCCATGGGCTCCGGGCGCATCTTCCCGGTCCCGGAGGAAATGATTTCGTGCGACGCCATCCCGCCGTCGGAGATCCCCGACCACTGGCGGCACATCGGCGGCATGGATTTCGGGTGGGACCACCCCGCCGCTTTCGTCTCCCTGCTCCACGACCCCGAAGAAGACGTTGTTTACATCACCCGCACGCACAGGATCGCGCAGCAGACCCCGATCCTGCACGCCGCCGCGGTCCGCCCGTGGGGAAGCTGGCTGCCGTGGGCATGGCCCCACGACGGCTTGCAGCACGACAAGGGCAGCGGCGAGCAGCTTGCCGAGCAGTACCGCAGCCAGGGGCTCAACCTGCTCCCGGAGCGCGCGACCTTCGAGGACGGCACCAACGGCGTCGAAGCCGGGCTTTTCGAGATGCTGGATCGCATGCAGACCGGCCGGCTGAAAGTCTACCGGCACCTCGCCGACTGGTTTTCCGAATTCCGGATCTACCACCGCGAAAAAGGCAAGGTTGTAAAAGAGCGCGACGACCTGCTCAGCGCCACCCGCTACGCGCTCATGATGCTGCGCTATGCCGAGACCGCGCCCACCGCGCGCGCCGACCGCTACAGCAGATACGGCGGCAGCCGCCGCGCTTCTTGGATGGGGGCTTGATATGGCATCCGGGGTATTCCTCTCCGACCGCGCCGCGACCTCGACGATTTCGGCGACGACGAGCAGCGCCCGCGCCGCCCTGCCGAGCATCGGCGGCGCCGGCACCGTCGCCGCCGGCTCGCCCAATGTGCGGCTCTATAATGCCGGCAGCACCGCGGTTTTCGTCTCCTTCGGAAACTCCACGGTAACGGCGAGCGCCGCCGCCGACATGCCGCTCGCGCCGGGCAGCGTCGAGGTGTTCGACCGCGGCGACGCGACGCACATCGCCGCGATCACCGGCTCCGGCACCGCGACCGTCTACATCACCACCGGGAGCGGTTTCTAGCATGCTCCGGCTCGGCAAGGGCAGGCGGGCGCGCGCCGGGCGCCTGATCGGCGGCGGCCTCGACCTCTCCGGCGGGCTCCTGCCGGCCGGCGCATCGGCGCTCGACAGCGGCACCTATTGGACCCCGACCAACTGCACCGTCACCGGCGGGCAGAGCGACCCCGCGGGCGGCTCCGCGGCATACCTGTTCAGCGAAGCCGCGAACGGGTTCACCAGCTACGGTGCCATGGCCCAGGCCGCAGCCTATGTCACCGTCTCCGCCGGCACCCCGGTAACCGGTTCCGTCTACGCGAAAAAGGGAACGGCCCCCTATTGCCGCCTGATCCTCAGCAGCGGCGATTTCTCGGTGGGCTCCGTGGCGTGGCTGAACCTCACCTCCGGCGCGCGCGAGACGCTTGCCGTTTTCGCCGGCTCGCCGAGTGCGGTTTCCACCGCCGTTACCGATGCCGGCGGCGGCTGGTACCGCTTCGCGATCACCGCGACGCTGACCGGCGCGTCGGACGCGAAACTCACGCTGCGCATGTCGGCGGGCGACGCCGACGACAACGACGCGGGCGGCAGGACCGCCTATTTCGCCGGCCCCCGGCTCTCGCAGCCCTAGAGACCCGCCATGACCGATATCACCGTTGCCGCCGACCGCCCGGAGCCGATGCCCAACGAGGGGCTCGACCATGACGAGATCATAGAGCAGGCGGAGAGGTTCTATCGCGACGCGCGCAACGCCAGCGCGAAATGGCGCCAGAAGGCCCGCGAAGATTATGCCTTCGTCGCCGGCTCGCAATGGTCCGACGAGGATAAGGCGGTTCTCGCCGAACAACTGCGCCCCGTCGTGGTCTTCAACCGCGTCGCCCCGGTAATCGACAGCGTAGCCGGCGCGGAAGTCAATAACCGGCAGGAGGTGCGCTTTATTCCCCGCACCGTCGGCGACGCGCAGGTAAACGATATCCTCACCGCCGCCGCTAAATTCATGCGGGATGAATGCGACGCCGAGGACGAGGAGAGTGACGCCTTCATTGATCTCGTAATTTGCGGACTCGGCGTCACGGAAACCCGCCTCGATTACGAGACCGACCCCGAGGGCAAGGTGTGCGTGGAGCGCATCGACCCCCTGGAGATGTACCTCGACCCCCGCGCCACCAAGCGGAACCTGTCCGACAGCCGCGCGATGATGCGGGTGCGGCGCATGGCCCGTCAGGACGTGGAGGCGCTCTGGCCCGACGCCGATATCGTCGGCGACGCCGGCCCCTGGAGCAGCGACCTCGCCGACGAGGCGACCGAGGCGCATGACGCCGACGCGGCGAGATTCTACCGGCCCGAGAACAGCGCCGCGACGGAGCCCGACGGCAGCGAGCAGCTTACCGTAGTCCACTACCAGTGGTGGGACCGCGAGACCTATTGGCGCATCGCCGATCCGACGACGGGGCAGGTGGCGGAATTCGGCGAGGACGACTATGCCCGGCTCAGCGAGCGCATGGTCGGGCTCGGCATGCCCTTGAAGGCGCTGCGCCAGACCCGGCGCCGCTACAAACAGGCATACATCTGCGGGCGCACCGTCCTCAGCAGCGGCGACGCGCTGTGCCCCGAGGGCTTTTCCTTCAAGTGCATGACCGGCAAGCGCGACCGCAACCACGGCACATGGTACGGCCTCGTGCGCGCGATGAAAGACCCGCAGCGGTGGGCCAACAAATGGCTGTCCACCGGCATGCATATCTTCAACAGCAACAGCAAGGGCGGGCTTCTCGCCGAGACCGGGGCTTTCGAGAACCCCAGGAAAGCCGAGGAGGATTGGGCGGACCCGACCTCCATCACCTTCCTGAAGCCCGGCGGGCTCCAGAAAATCCAGCCCAAAACCATGGCGCAGTTTCCGCAGGGCATGGCGGACCTGCTCACCTTCGGCGTCTCCAGCATCCGGGATGTTACCGGTGTCAATCTGGAGATGCTCGGTCTCGCCGACAGGGACCAGCCCGGAGTATTGGAGACGCACCGCAAGCAGGCGGCGCTCACCGTGCTCGCCAGCTTCTTTGACTCGCTGCGCCGATACCGCAAGGAGCAGGGGCGAATCCTGCTCTACATCATCCGCACCTACCTTTCCGATGGCCGGCTCGTGCGCATCGAAGGCCCGGAGGTGACGCAGTATTTGCCGCTGCTCCGCGACCCCTCGACCGCGACCTATGACGTGGTGGTTGACGACGCGCCGACCTCTCCCAACCAGAAGGAAGCGGTGTGGGAGACCCTGCAAACCATGTTGCCGGCGCTCCTGCAACTCGGCATGCCGATCCCGCCCGACGTGCTGGATTACTCGCCGCTCCCGAGCGTGCTCTCCGCACGCTGGAAAAGCCTCATCCTGCAACAGCAGCAGCAGCCCAACCCCGCCGCCGAGGCGCAGCAGCAGCAGGCGCAGGCGGCGATTGCGCTGGCGCAGGCCCAGGTGCAGAGCGCGCAGGCGAAGGCGCAGGGCGACGCCGCGAAGGCGCAGGCGGAGATGCACCGCGCCCGCGCCGACATGGCGGCGACGCAGGTTTCCGGTGCGAAAGCCTTCATGGAGGCGCAGGAGACGCAAGCGGATATCGAACTCAAACGCGCCAACGCCGCCGCCGCCATCGCCAAGGCGCGCGCGACCCTCGGCTCCATGGGCATCGACCAGTTGGAGACGATCATCCGCAGCCTCGACACCCTGCACGGCAACCGGCTGGACGAGGCGCAGCACGGCCTCGACCGCGCGCAGGCGGCGCACGATGCGGAGATGCGGCGGCGCGAGCATGACCTCGCCGTGAAGCAGGCGAACAAACCGCAGCCGGCGGCAAGTCGGTAAGTCAGCAAACCGGCAAGTCAGTAAGTCAGCAAGTCAGCAAGTCAGCAGGGGAGAGGGGCATCATGCCGGTTGAGGAACTGGCGCTCAGCGAAGCCGAGCAGAAATATTTTCAGACCGGCGGCGCCACCGAGCCGCCGCCGGAGCCGGAGCCGCAACCGGAGCCGCAACCGGAGCCGCAACCCGAGCCCGCCGACCAGGGTACCGCCGCCGACGGCCAGGCCGAATCCCCGAACGGCGAGGGCGAGGCGCAGGACGCCGCGCGCCGGCAAGTGCCGCTCAACACGCTTCTTGAGGAGCGGGAGCGGCGCCGGGAGTTGCAGGCGCGCCTCGACCAGCAGGCCGAGCGGCAGGCGCGCATGGAGGAGCGATTCAATGCGCTCCTCGAAGCGCAGCGGCAGGCGCAGGAAGCCGCGCAGCGCCCGCCGGAGCCGCCGCCGCCGTCGGTGGACGACGACCCCATGGAGGTTGTCCGCCGCCTCGACGCCGCCGAGCGCCAGCGCCAGCAGATGGCGGCGCAGCAGGCGCAGTTCCAGCAGTTGAGCAGCGTGATCACCGCCGCCGAGCAGGAGTTCCGGCAGGCGGCGCCCGACTACAACGAGGCGGCGGCATACCTGCACCAACGCCGCGATCAGGATCTCCAGCTTATGGGCGTGGCCGACCCCGCGCGGCGCATGCAGATCCTCCGGGACGAGGCTATCGGGCTCGCCCTTAACGCGCTTCAGCGTAGGGAAAACCCCGCCGCGGCTGCCTACCGCCTCGCGCAGCATTGGGGTTATCGCGGGCAGCAGGCCCAGGCCGCGGCCACCCCCGAGCAGCCCGCGACGCCGCAGCGGCAGCAGCCGGCTGTGCCGGCCGAGGAGCGCATCGACACCGCCGCACGGGGGCAGGCGGCAAGCCGCTCGCTCTCGGCGGGCGCCGGCACGGCCCCGCAGGGGCTCAGCCTCGATACCCTGCTCGCCATGTCCGACGAGGAATTCGCAAACCTCAAGGATAATCAATGGGCGAAGGCATGGGGCGCCAAAAGCCGATAGCTTTACCCACCGTTATATCCCGTGATATATAGCGACAACTCACGGTCACTGCTCAGGTCGCTCGTCGGCAGACCCTAAACGCCGATGCTCCCGCCCCGGTAGAGCGATATCTACCGACTCGCTCGCCCGCGACAGAGGCGGATCGCGCGCCCCCGCTGCAAACGGGGCACCCGACCGAAATAATCCCCTGTATTCGCGGAGGCGAAATGTCTCTTACCGCATTCGGCGTTAATCACCCGATGGCCGTCAAGCTGTGGTCGCGGCGGCTTTTCTATGAATCCCTCAAGGCAACGTGGTTCGACAAGTTCGTGGGTACGAGCAGCAACAGCCTCGTGCAGATTTTGTCTGACACGCAGAAGGGACCCGGCGACAAGATTACTTTCCCGCTCCGCATGCAGCTTGTCGGGCGCGGCGTCTCCGGGGATCTGACGCTGGAGGGCAACGAAGAGGCTCTCAGCATCTACACGGATTCCGTCATCATCGACCAGTTGCGCCACGCCGTGCGCAGCGCCGGCAAGATGAGCGAGCAGCGCGTGCCCTTCGAGGTGCGCGACGAGGCTTTCGCGGGGCTCAAGGACTGGTGGGCAAACCGCCTGGATACCAGCTTCTTCAACGTCCTCGGCGGCAACACCGTCGCGGGCGATATCGTCTACACGGGCATGCAGGTGCCGGTGGCTCCCGACACCAATCACCGCATCGTCGGCGACGGCACGGTATCGGACGATGCGAATATCACCAACACCATGAAATTTTCGCTCAGCCACATCGACAAGGCGGTTGAGCGTGCAAAAACCTTCGACACTTCAACCGCCGCGGGTTTGGTGCCGATCCGGCCGCTCCGGATCAACGGCGAAGACAAGTACGTGATTTTCATCCACCCCTACCAGACCTACGACCTCCGCACCAACACGAATACCGGGCAGTGGCTCGATATTCAGAAGGCGGCGATGCAGGGCGGGCAGGTCACCAACAACCCGATTTACACGGGCGCCGTCGGCGAATACAACGGCGTGGTGATCCACGAAAGTTTCCGCGTGCCGACCGGTATTTCCAATGCCGGGGTTGCCGTGTCCAATACCAAGCGCGCCATTTTCTGCGGCGCCCAGGCGGCAGTAATGGCCTACGGCCAGGACGGCGGACCCAATAAAATGAGTTGGGTTGAAGAGAAGTTTGACTACCAAAACCAGTTGGGTGTCGCCGCGGGGCTGATTTTCGGCTTGAAGAAGACGCAGTTCAACAACCTCGACTTCGGCGCCATCACGATTTCCACGTATGCCGCGCAGCATGCCTAATCGCGGACAGCAAGAGGAGGGTTAGGTTATGCCCGTCGGTAATGCACGCATGCTGCACACGCAGCAGATCCACTATCTGCGCAAGACCATCCAGTATAACGACAGCGGCGTTTCCGGGGGCGTGCTGGTCGGCACCCTGCCCGTGGGTGCCGTCATCACGCAGATCCTCGTCAACATCGCGACCGCCTTCAACGCCGGTACGACGAATACTCTCACCATCGGGACCACCCCGACCGGCACGCAGATCGCCACCGGCGGCGACACCGCGGCGGGCGCGACCGGCGTGAAGACGCCGACCACCGGCCTCCCGCTTACGTTTAGTGCCGACACCGACGTTTACGCGGCATACGCGCAGGCGGGAACGGCGGCGACGGCCGGGACCGCGACCATCGTTATTTCTTTCGCGGTCAATAATGACAAATGATTAGAATGCCCGGCGACGCACTCCTCCCTTGCCGCCGCCGGGCGATGGCGGCGCAGCGCTCCTCGACCCCTGCCGCGCCGCCCGCGCCGGCTCCGGAACCGTCTCCGGAGCCGGCGCCCGCTTTCCGCAAGCCGGGGCTCGGCAGCCTGGAAGAAATCCCGCCGCAGCCCCGCAAGCGCGGCCGACCGCGCAAGCCGCCCGCTATCGCCGCGCAGAGCGCGGCTGGCGCGCAAGGGGAGTAGCCGGGCATGGCGGATTACCAGACGATGCAGAGCAGGATAGCCGACGAGCTACAGCGTCCGGACCTCACCAATCAGATCGCCGCCGCGATCCAAACCGCCATCACGCAGTACCAGCATGAGCGGTTTTGGTTCAGCGAGGCGCGCGCGGTCTCGGCGACCGTCGCCGGGCAGGCGAACTATGACCTGCCGGCCGACCTCATCGAGATCGACACGGTGGCGGCGACCCGCAACGGCGTCCGCTACCCCCTCGACATGATCTACTGGCACCTCGCCGACGACCTCCTGGGGCTCTCCCTCACCGACGGGGCGCCGCTGTGGTATGCCGTGCAGGGCAACCAACTGTGGCTTTACCCGACCCCCGACGCCGCCTACCCGCTCACCGTCTCCTATGCCGCGAGCATCGCCGCCCCCGTCAGCGGCACCGACAGCAATGCATGGACGAATGAGGCGGAGGCGCTCATCCGGCAGCGCGCGAAAGTCATCGTCGCCCTCGACGTGATCCGCGACGCCGAAGCCGCGCAAGCCTACGGCGCGCTGGAACAGGACGCGCTCGCGCGGCTGCGCAACCGCACCGACCGCCTGCTCATGACGGGGCGCATCCGCCCCACGCCGTTTTAATGCCCTGGACGGCCCTCGACCCGCGGGAGCGCAGCGCGTGGGACGGCGGCGCCTCGACATGGGACGCCGGCACCTCGCCGTGGGACGGGGCAGCCGCCGCCTGGAGCCCCGCCGCGGCCGGCTCCGGCGCCTGGACGCCGCTGCGCCCCGGCGCCTCGTGGTCCGACGGCACGGTATGGAGCGACGCCGTATGGGACACCGTTGACATCTGGAGCCGCGTCGCATGAGCAGCGCCATCGACCCGACCAAGCCCGCGGCCGGCATCGCCACCACGGCCAGCGTGCGCGCGAATTTTCTCGCCGCCGCCTCCGAGATCACCGCGCTTCAGGCATGGCAGGCGGCGCAGGCGATCAACGTCAGGGCCGCGCCCTTCAATGCGGCCGGCGACGGCGTAACGGACGATACCGCCGCCTTCGCGGCGGCACTCGCCACCGGCAGGAACGTCCATGCTCCGGCCGGCAGATATAAGCTGACGGCCCCCCTCGCGATCAACGACGGCCAATGGATCATCGGTGACGGATGCGGGCTGTGGGATGTGATCGACCGCACCCGCGCGAAGACGTGGGAAGGCACCACGCTCCTGTTTGCCGGCACCGGCGCGCAGACCCGCAACTTCTACGGCATCACCGGGATGCCCGATGCCGGCGGCGTCCGCACGGTCGGCGCCGTCACCGCGAAGCTGACCGGCTTCATGAATTCCGACGCCTCCGGCGCGACCCGCGCAACCCCGCGCACCTTCTCCGCCGCGATCTACCCGGCGACGGCCAACGGCAGCCGGCATTGGGGTCTGCGGGATCTGCGCATCTGCAACTGGTCGGGGTCCGACGGCATCAGCGATCACAGCAACACCGCGACGAGTTCTCTCGGCGATGCGTGGGACGTGGGCGTGCTGCTTCAGGACGCCGAATACGTGACGCTGGAGCGGGTGCAGGTGGTGGGCGGCTGGCGTCTCGCCGCGCTCGCCATGGTGCAGCCGGGCCTGACCGCTTACGGGCACGGCGAGCGCAACACCTTCCGGGATTGCAAGTTTCAGGGCTATGTCGGCGCCCTGCTCCGGGCCGCCGACGTGTGGAAGGTCACCGGCACGACGGCCAACAGCCTCACCATCCGGCACAACGTACAACACTATTGGCCGACGACGGGCACCTTCGAGCGCCTGGAGGGCGGCACCGACCCGACCTATACCGGCCTCTCCTACAGCGCGCCGGGGCTGACGTTTACCGGCGTCTCCCCGGACCCGACCGGGACCACCTACATCCGCGCCAACAAGCGCGGCAGCGGTGTCGCGGGGACGCAGTTCCTCGACTGCCTGATCCACGGCCTTGATCATGTCTCGGGGAACAAGGCGACCGCACTCGGCTTCACGGACCCCTCGAAGGGCCTGGAAATCAGCGGTTTTCCCATGCGGGGCGTGCAGTTCTATAACAGCAAGGTCCACAGCAACGAGGACGTTTGCGCGTTCCTGCATGATTGCGACGACACGCAATTCTTCGGCGGGCAATTCGAGGGTTCCGGCCTGCTGATTGCCTCGCCGCTGGAGAGCGCGAGCACGGCGACCGCCCCGGCCGGGCAGACCTATGACCTGCGGTTCAACAGCACGCTGATCAGCGGCGCCGACACGACCGGCTTCACGCCGCGCAGCATCCACGACGACCTGCGCCAGATCAACCCGCAGAGCAATGCCAGCGGGCATTTCATGATGGCTCCGCTCGCCGGACAAGATGCAATCTTCCAACTCGCGAGCGGTCAGAACTTCTACGTCAACAGGAGCACGGGCGCGAACGTCTTCCGGGTGACCGAAACCGGCAACGTGCTGGTGGTCAACGGCGGGCAGTTGAGCCTTCAGGGCGGGACGGCGTTCATCAACTCCGATGCCGCGCAGAATATCCAGATCCGGAACGGCACCACCTCCCGGCTCACGATTTTCGCCTCTTCCGGCTCGGTCGCGCCGGGCGCCGACGCGACGCAGAACCTCGGCACCGCGACCGCTCAATGGGCGAGCGTCTTCACCAAGGCCGTGCAGTTCCAGGCCGGGACCAACGGCGTCAAGATCCTCATCGGGACCGGCGCCCCCGCGGTGTCGGCCGACGTGGGCAGCCTCTACCTGCGCACCGACGGCGGCGCCGGCAGCACGCTTTATGTCAAGGAATCAGGAACCGGCTCTTCCGGTTGGGTAGCCAAGTAAGAGGACCGGCCATGACCTCCGCCATCGACGCCACCCTCCCGGTCGCGGGCTCCCCGACGACGCAGAGCGTCCGCGACAATTTCGCAGCCGCGAAAGCCGAAATCACGGCCTTGCAGGCGGCGATTCCCGCCTCGGTGAAAACCTACGGCGCCGTCGGCGACGGCAGCACCGCCGACCTCGCGGCCTTCCAGGCGGCGGAGGCGGCGCTCGACACCATCTACGTGCCCGTCGGCACCTACAGATTGACCTCGCCGATGGCTCTCAACCCGGCGAAGCTCTACTACGGCACCGGCATCCTGAAATTCGACACCGCTACCGTATGGCGCCGCGGCGGCAGCGCCGGCACCGGCAATCCCGAGAAATACACGCTCATTTATGAGTATTCATCTCAAAGTGACGTGAGCCTCACCATCGACGGCGTTGCGCAAACGATTTCATGGATCGACGCGTTCACGATCCAGGCGCCGGCCTCGACCACCGCGCAAAGCGTCATCATCACCATTGCCAACGGCACGCTCCGGCTCGGCAGCGTGCCGCAGAGCATCCGCGCCCTCAACATGCTCGGCACCGCGGTCCCGAACCTCGCCCCCGCCCAGGCGAGCCCCACGGCGACGTGGACGGGATTCGACAACACCGCGCTCGGCAGCCGCGCCCTGCTCGCCGCGACCACCGCCGACAACGCAACCGCCGTCGGCAGCCGGGCGGCGCGCTCGCTCACCACCGCGAACAATGTTACCGCCATCGGTTTCCAGGCGGCTTACCGCGCCAATGCCGACGCCAACACCGCCGTCGGGAGCATCGCCGGGGAATGGCTCACCACGGGCGGCGACAACACCCTGATCGGGGCGACCGCGGGCGCCAAGCTCACCACGGGAGCGAGCAACACCGCCGTCGGCAGCACCAGCCTCGCGGGCAGCCAGACGGCATCGTTCCTCACCGCCGTCGGCTATCGGGCGATGGGCGGCGTCCTCGAAACCGCCACGCCGACCAACTCCACCGCCGTCGGGGCTTTCGCCGCCGACCAGCTTGACGGCAATGCCCAGGGCAATACCGCCGTGGGCTATCGCGCGCTCTGCGGCAACAGCAACAGCAATACCGGGACGTTCAACGTCGCCGCCGGGTATTTCGCGGCACGTAACAACAGCAGCGGCAGTAGCAACGTCAGTATCGGCGTCGCCGCGGGGCAGAACAACACCACGGGCAGCAACAACATCTATATCGGCTTTCAGGCCGGGCAGGCGAATACCACGGGCAGCGGCAATATTATTATCGGCTATCAGGCGTACCAGGGCCAGACGACCCCGAGCAATGCACTCGTCATCGCGAACCAGAGCGGCACCCCGTTCCTGCTCGGCAACATGGCGGGACCGGGATCGTCGTCCAATTCGCTGACGCTTGACGGCACCCTCAATGCCAAGCTCCGCGATTTCGTCTCCGTCAAGGATTATGGGGCGACCGGTGACGGCACCACCGATGACACGACGGCGGTGCAGGCGGCGCTGACGGCGGCGGCGACCTCGGGCAAGGCGGTCTGCCTCCCGGCCGGGACATACCGGCTCACCGCCGGCCTGACCGCCGCCGCCGTGCTGCTCCGCGGCGAGGGTACGCAGTCGGTCCTGCTCTTCGACAATATCGGGACGGGCGTCAACGGCATTACCTTCACGCCGGCCGCGGCCGACCGAACCGCCGGCTGCACCGACCTCGCGATTCTCGTGAAGACGAGCAACGGCGGGAGCGCGATCAAAACCGCGCAGAACAGCACGCAGTACACGACCAACCGCAGCAAATATGTTTTCCGGGATCTCCTGATTGCGGGCGCGACGGCGCCGACCACGCCGCTCGGTTTCGAGCGCGCGGAAAGCTGGACGGTGGGGCTCGACATCGGGGATGCCTGGATGGTCGATATCCAGGGTATCGACGCCTACGGCAATTTCCGCATAGACCAGGACCCGACCGGCCAGCTTCAAAGCGCGTTCATCCGCACCAACGCCAACGGCGCCGTCCTCACCCTCCGCGCCGATACCGTCACCTGCACATCTTTCTATCGCGGCGTGGAAATCGGCACCAAGACCTTCTTCCAGATCCAGAAATTCGACCTCGCGCACTGCTATGACGGCATCTACCAGACCACGACGGTAAACGCCTACAGCGAGAGCAAGCTCGCGCAGGGCAACATCAACGCGCAACGCTACGGCGTCTTCTTCAGCACCATTTCCACGCGCGAGATAACCGGCGTCGTGGTGCGCCGCCACAAGGACGGCTGGAAATCCGGCGCGACGAATTGGGTAGGCTTCAGCCTGGACGCCTGTAATCAGGTTTGGCTGTCGGCGTGCATGGCGCAGCCCGACGAAAGTGCCGGCGCTTTCCCCGGCACCCAATACGGCATTTCCTCGGTTGCCGGCAGCGGCCTCGTGGTGACCGGCTTCATCGCGGGCGCCAACCTCGATTACGGCATCTATGCCGACAATTGCACGATGCTGACGGTCGATGACACCGTGAGCCTTCAGAACGCCGCGGGCGACACGCTGTTCCGGCTGGTCAACAACACCCGCAACAGCGGCCTCGGCGCCTATAATCTGGTTTCCACCTTCGCCGGAACCGTCTACGGCGATGACGGCTCCATCGGCGCGACGGTGACGCAGCGGCTCCCCGTGGGGGCAACGGTGGCCGGGAACATCCTTCCCGACGCCACCGTGACGCGCAACCTCGGCAGCAGCAGCGTCCGATGGAGCACCGTCTACGCCTCCTCCTTCTCGGCATCGGGGAGCATGAGCACGCCCTATGTCGCGCAAAGCGTGAGCACGGCGGTAACAGCAGCCGGGACGACGCAGGCCACCGCACAGGCGCTCTCGTCTTCGGTGTCGGTCCATGTCGTCACAACCGCGGCGGCGTCGAGCGGCGTCACCCTGCCGTCGGGGACGGCCGGGCGGGAGGTTATCGTCCTCAATCGCGGCGCCAACGCCGTAACCGTCTATCCCGCAAGCGGCGGGCAGATCGACGCGCTCGGCACCAACGTCGGCGTATCCGTGGCCGTGAGCGGCAAGGCGCGGTTCGTCTGCACGGCATCCACGCAATGGTGGCAGGTGTAGAGCCATGCCCATGATCGGTGTCGCGGAATTCGCCCCGGATCAGCCGGAACTCGCCACGCAGGCGAGCGCCTATGTCCGCAACGTTTTGCCCAGGACCGCGACCTCCTACGGTCCCGTACCCGCGCACGCGCCCGTGAGCAACGCCCTCGCCGGGCCGTGCCGCGGTGCCGCGGGCGCCACCGACAGCGCCGGCAACACCTATGCCTTCGCGGGCGACGCCACGAAACTGTACCGCCTCACCGGCAACACATGGGGCGACGTGTCCAAAGTCGGGGGCTACACCACCGGCACCGAGGCATGGCGCTTCGCCGTGTTCGGCGGGCGCCTGATCGCGACCAACTTCAACAACCCCATGCAGGTGTTCACGCTCGGCACCTCCTCCGTCTTTTCTGACCTCTCGGCGGGAGCCCCGCGCGCCCGATACCTCGCCGTCGCCAAGAATTTCCTCATCGCCGGCAACACTTACGACAGTGTTACCGGCAATGCGCCGCAAAGAGTTTGGTGGAGCGCGTTCGGGGACTGCACGAATTGGCCGACGCCCGGAAGCAATACGGCACTCGCAAACCAGTCGGATTATCAGGATATTCTCGGCGATCACGGCTGGATACAGGGGCTCGTCGGGGGCCTCGGCGCCGCGCACGTCGCGATTTTCTTCGAGCGCGCGGTTTACCGCATGACCTATTCCGGCGCGCCGGCCTTTTTCGACTTCTCGCCCGTGGAAGGCAGCCGCGGCACCCCGGCGCCCGGCTCCATCGCGCAGTTGGGCGCCGTCGCCTACTATCTCGGCGAGGACGGCTTTTACGTGTTCGACGGCACCAGCAGCACGCCCATCGGCGCCGGAAAGGTGGACCGGTTTTTCTTCGGCGACGTGGACCCGTCGCGGATCGGCAGCGTGTGCGCCGCCCTGGACCCCGCGCACAAGCTCTGCTTGTGGGCCTACCCGACCAGCGCGGCGGGCGGCGCCCTGGACCGGGTACTCGCCTACAATTGGGACATCGGGCGATGGTCCCTGATCGACGGCGTGAGCCTGGAGTACATTTACCGCCAATATTCGCTCGGCGTCACCCTGGAAGACCTCGACGCCTACGGCAGCCTCGACAGCCTGCCTTTCTCCCTCGACGACCGCGCACTCACCGGCGGCAAGCTGACCCTCGCGGCCTTCGACACCAACCATAAGCTCGGCTATTTCTCCGGCCCGCCGCTCGCCGCGACCGTGGACACCCAGGAAGGGCAGCTTAACCCGCCGCGCCGCTCCTTCGTGCGCTCCGTGCGGCCGATCACCGACGCCGGCAGCCCGAGTGTCGCCGTCGGCGGCAGGAACACGCCGCAGAGCCCGGTGACGTGGGGAACCGCGGTGCCCATGACCGCCGACGGGGCGTGCCCGCAGCGGAGTTGCTACCGGTTTCATAGAGCCCGCATCCAGCTCCCCGCGGGCACCGCTTTTCAGCACATCAGCGGGTTGGATCTTGACGCCGTACCGGAGGGCATGCGTTGACCGGCTTCTTCGATACCCTCCGGCCGGCGCCGGTGCCGATGCTGCTCGGCGGCACGGGACCGCGCGACACCGGGCAGCCGCAGGCGGTCTCGCTCCTGCCCGCGACGCAGGGGCTCGGCACCGAGGGCAACGGGCTCAACGACGCCGCACAGGCATGGTGGGACTGGCGCAACGCCAACGCCGCGGCGACGTGGCAGCACCCGGAAAACCTCGTGCTCGGCTTCGGCGGCATCATGGCGGGACCGAAGGCGCTCACCGCCGACCTCGCCGCGCTGGCCCGCGCGCGCGAGATGCAGACGGCGGGCAGGGCGATGGAGGACATCCGCGCCGACACGGGATGGTTCGAAGGCCCGAAACTCCCCGGCAAAAACGGCTGGCGCTTCGAGATCCCCGACCAGGAAGCGGTCTACCGCCCCGGTGGCGTGGTCGCCGAGCTTAAGCGGCAGGGCATCCCGGACCCGTGGCAGTCGCAAACCGGTTTCGCCGCGCCGGTACGGGATTTCATGAGCCACCGCGAGCTTTTCGACGCCTACCCGGAACTCGGCAACAAGATCCTCTATATCGACCCGACGCTTAAGGAACAGGGCTATCTCGGCACCTACGGCACCCGGTGGGGACCGGACACGCTTTCCCTGAATACCGAGATCGCACCCCGCCCGGAGGGCGGCAAATCCGTGCTGCTCCATGAACTCATGCACGGCGTGCAGCGGATCGAGGACTTCCCCCGCGGCGGCAACCCCACCATGCCGGAGGTGCGCAACGTCGTAGACGCGGAGATCAAGGAGCGGCTCGCCGATCTCGACGCGCGCATGAACTCCTATCAGCAGTTTGTGGGCAATTTCCGCAACCAGTACGAGGCGAAGCACGGCGACCGGCCGGGCGGCGATTGGTTTCAGGAATTCAGGCGCCTCTATCCGGAGATGGTGAACGAGCAGGGACGGCTCTTTGACGAGTGGCACACGCTGAACAGCGGTCCCGGCAGGAACGCGCTTTATCAGGAAGGCTATCACCGCCTGTTCGGCGAGATCGAGGCGCGCGACGTGCAGGCGCGGATGAACATGGACCCCGTGACCCGCATGCTCGCGCCGCCCTATGCAAGCCAGGGCATCCCGCGCTCGCGCTACATCATCCGAGGTGAGTAATGCCGCAGCCGCCCGGCTTTCCCGTTGCCGCGGAATACCTGCCCGACGAGCGCCAGCACCGCCGCATCATCGCCCGCACCGCCAACCTCGCGCTGGCCGGCAAACTCAACGCCGTCGGCAACCTGACGCTGACCGCGGGCGCCACCTCGACCGCGATAGCGGACAGCCGCATCGGTCCCGGCTCCCTGATCCTGTGGTGCCCGCTGACCGCGAGCGCCAGCACGGCCGAGAAGGCGGGCATGTGGATCAGCAGCCGCGGCGACGGCACCTGCACCATCCAGCACGCGGCGAGCGCCGCCGTTGACCAGACCTTCGCCGTGGGGATCATCGGGTGAGCAACAACGACGGTGACAGCAATACCGGCTCCGGCGGGCTCGGCTCCGGGCTCGGCTCCTCGCTCGGCGGCAACTCCGAGATGGGCGGCGGCGCGGCACGCGCGGCCGGTCTCGCCGCATCCGACCCCGGCAACCGCGCCTACTCCGGCTACGGCGGCGGCGGCACCATCGGGGGCGCGGGCGGCGGCGGCGGCTATGTCGGCACCGGCCTCGACGCATACGGGCGCCCCGTCTCCATGAATCCCTACGGCGGGCTCGACCCCTCGCGCGTCACCTCGCTGAACAACATGCCCGCGGTCTCCGTCGCGGACAACAATGCCGTCAATGCCTATACCCGTACTCTCGGCGGGGTTAATCAGGCGGCGCGGGCGTGGCAGGGCGGGCTCGGGCAGACCCCCGACACCTCCGCGCTCGGCGCCTTCGGCCTCGACTTCGCGGGCATCGGGAATCCCGGCCCGCTCGGGGGTTTCGCGAACAGCCCGCTTGCCACCATGCTCATGGTGGGTGCCGGCATGGCAAATCCCTTCGCGGGTGCCGCCCTCGGCGTCGGGCGCGCGCTGCTCAACCGCAACTACGGGGGCGCGCTCGGCACGCTCGGCGCCGTCGGCGGAGGACTGGCGGGCGGCGGCATCGGTGCCATGGCCGGGGGATCGCTCGCGAATCTCATCGGCTCCATCGGCCTCGACCGCCGGCCCGCCGGCCCCACCATCGGCGCCACTGTCGGAAACGTCGCGGGCACGCTCGCCACCGGCGCCATGCCGGCACCCCTCGGCATGCTCGCCGGCCCCGTGGTCCGCAGCGCGCTTGCCGACACCGGCGCGCAAATCGGCAACGCCGTCGCGAACGGCACGCCCGCGACGCCGACCGCGACCGCAAGCCTCTCCCCGGCCCAGGCGGCGCGTGCCGCCGCGACGAATCCCTCCGGTGCGGGCGGCAATGCCGCGACGGCTGCCCTCAACCCCGCACTGCTCGGCGGGGGACCGCAGCAGAGCGTGCTGATCGCAAGCGCGCTCCGGGCGGCGATGGGAGCGCGGGCATGAGCTACCGCCTGCTCCCGGTCTCCCCGTCCATGATCCCCGACGCCTGGAGACACGTCCTGCCGCTGCTCAAGCCCGCCATCGACCGCACCCACGGGCTCTATGCGCCGGAAGACGTGTACCGCGCGTGCTGCGAGGCGCGCCAGCAGCTATGGGCGGTTTTGCAAAAGGAAACGCTCGGCCCTCTCAGGGGCGCCGTCGTCACCGAGGTTGTTGACTATCCCCGCGCCCGCGCGCTGTGGATCGCCTTTGCCGGCGGCACCGGCCTCGACGCCGTGACCGGCGCCATGGAGCGCCTCGAAGCCTTCGCGCGCGAGCAGGGCTGCTCGCTGATCCGGGCGGAGGGAAGGCGCGGCTGGCTCCGCGCGGCGGGCTTTGAGGACGGCGGAGCCGTGCTGTATAAGACCTTGACGCATCAGGAGAATCGGGCATGAGCGGCGGCGGACCCTCCGGTTACACGACCTCGACCAAAACCGCGGTCCCCGGCGGGAGCGCGAGCGACTACATCAACCAGGGGCTCGGTTTCGGCGCCAACCTCTGGAACCAGGGGAGCACCTACACGGGGCTCAATCCGGGGCAGATTTCCGCGCTCAACTGGCAAAGCGAGATCGCCAATTCCGGAAACCCGATGCTGAAAAACGCCATCTCGGCAACGGGCGATATCGCAGCGGGAAACGTCAACACCGCGCAGGACCAGAATACTCTCCGCAGCCTCGCCGCGCAGGCGACCGACCGCAACAACCCCGTCTACTCCTACTACAACAACGTGTTGGCGGGAAAATACCTCGACCCCGCCAGCAATCCGTGGCTCAGCGGCACCTACGATCAGGCTTGGAACAAGGTGCAGGGCAGCGTAGGGAGTGCAATGGCCGGCGCCGGGCGTTACGGATCGGGCGCCATGAGCGGAACGCTCGCCGATGCCGGGAATAATTTGGCGACTCAGATCTTCGGCGGCGCGTATCAGCAGGAGCGCAACCTCCAGAATGCCGCCGCCGGCAATTACGGGGCGCTGTGGAATCAGGGATTGGGCATCGGCGTGCAGGCGACGGGTGCGGCCGGCAATCTCGCCAATGCCGACCGGGCGGCGCGGCTTCAGGCGGCGCAGCTTGCCCCGACGCTCTCGGAAGCGCGCTACATCGACCCCGCGCACCTCCTGCAAGCCGGAAACGCTTTCCAGGCAGACGCCGACAAATGGGCGCAGGAACCGTGGCAGCGGCTTTCCAACTACATGGGGCTCGCCCGCGGCATCCCCGTCGGCACCACGACCACCGAGAGCAACCCCTACTACGACAACACCACCGGGCAGATCCTCGGGACCGGCATGGGCGTCGCATCGCTGCTCAACACCATCGGCGGCAACGGCACCGCGGGCAACCTGCTCGGGCAGGGCGCAAGCCTGCTCGGCTCCGGAATCAGCAACCTCTATAACTCCTTCACCACGCCGAGCAATTACGGCGGCTACGGGGCGCCCGATTTCCAGAGCCAGATTTACTCGACCAACTATAACGACCCCGCGGCGATGCCGGATATCTACGGCTATTACCCCACCTACTAGGAGCCGGGCATGGTGACGATGCAGGAACTCATGCTCGGCATGAGCCCGCAGAGCGTGTTTCCGCAGGGCCTCGACGCGGAAGGCTACGGGTTGCTCGGCGGCTTGAAGGCGATCCAGCCCTTCATGCTCCCCACCGACCGCCCCACCTCGCCGTGGGCCGCCATCGCGGCGACGGCCATGGGTGCGGCGGGCGGGCTGGAGCAGTACCGCGCGCGGCAGGTGCAGGACTACAAAACCCTGTCCGACCTGCAAACCGCCGGCCTCGCCAACCAGCTACAGCAGATGAATGTGCAGGGCTGGCAGCGCTACCTTGCCGACGAGGGGGCCACCCCGAAGCAGTCGCCCTATGCCCAGGCACCGGCCACGGCATCCGCACCGCCGGCAGCCGGCCCCGCGCTGATCCGGCCGCAGCCGGGGCAGACCGTCACCCCCGCGGTGCCCGTCACCGCCTCGCCCCTGCCCGCGGTCGCGGCGGAGGGCAGCGACCCCGCCGCGGCCACCGGCGCTCCCGGCGCCGCGGTCTCGCCGAACCCGCAGGACCGCTACGAGGCGCTCGCGCCGCGTATCAACGGCTATGAGAGCGCGGGCGACTGGCGCGCGCAGCCGAAGTATGCCGCCGCCAACCCGCGCAGCAGCGCCCGCGGCGCCGGGCAGTTCATCGAGAGCACATGGCTCGACCTCGTTAAGCGCAATTTGCCGCAATTCGTGCAGGGCATGAGCGACGAGGAGATCCTCAAGCTCCGCTTCGAGCCGGGCATGGCGAACTGGGGCACCGCGCAGTACGCCCGCGAGAACGACGCCGCGCTCCGGCGCATGGGCATCAATGCCGGCGACAGCGACCTCTACCTCGCGCATTTCCTCGGCCCCGGCGACGCCGCCAAGATCATGCAGGCAGACCCGAACACGCCGATCAAGAACCTCCTTGAGCCGGGCGTGATCTCCGCCAACAGCGCGAAGGACAAGAACGGCCGCGTCATCATCGACGGCAACACCACCGCCGGCCGGCTCCGCGAAATCGTCGCGCAGCGCGTCGGGCTGGAGCCGGGCGCCAACATCGCCGCCGGTACCGCGCCGGCCGGGTATGCCAGGGCGCAGCCGCCGGCCGGCACCGGGGCGCCGGGGCAGGGTGTCACCGTGCCGGTTGCCGACCGCACCGGCGGCATCGTCACGCCGCGCGCGACCGCACCGGGAGGTGTCCCGTTCACGACCGCGCAGCAGGTTTCGCGCGCGCAGGCGCAGGCCCTTCTGACGCAGGCCGGAATCCTCAACCCGGCGCAGGCGGCGCCGCTCCCGCCGCCGACCGCCCGCCCGCCGGGTGTCGGGCTCCTGCCCGGCGCATCCCCCGACACGACCCCGCGCCTGCTCGCCCCGCGCGGCATCGGCGGCGCGGCCCCGAACGCCCCCGACCCGGCGATGGCGGATGTGCTCACGCGCGCGAGAGAACCCCAACCCGCGGCCCCGGCACCGTCCGCCCCCGGTTCCGCGGTAGCGCCGGCTCCGGCACCCCCCGCCGGAGCCGGCGCGCCCGTCCCCCCGGCAACGCCCGGTGCGCCGCAGGTTGTCACCGTCGGCAGCGACGCCCCCGCGACCGGCACCGCCTCGCCCGGCGGCGCTCCCGTCGTCGGAACCCCGGCGATGCTCCCGCAGGCGCCCACCACGCCGGCCGGAACCCCCATGGTGGATCTCGCGCGGCTGACCCGGCGCGCGCAGATGCTCATGCAGATCCCCAATGCCAGCGCCCAGGGTACCGCCCTTCTACAGCACGTCCTCGGCGCGGGCGGTCCCGGCACGCAGCTTCTCAGCGACGGCACCGCCGCCCCGATCCCCGGCGGCATCGCCGACCCCGCCTACAAGCTCCGGTCTCAGTATGCCGAAACGCTCGGCGAGAACGAGGCGGCATTCCCGTACCGCCTCGCCGAAAAGAACGCCGAGCAGATCGGCGCCTCCCGTTTCGACACCTTCACCTACCGCGACCCGGCGACCGGCCGCACCTACACCCTGCCGAAAACATGGCTGCTCGGCAGCCAGCCCGGCATGCCCGGCGCGACCGGCCCCGGCGGCATGCCCGGCATCCCCGCCGGCCTCGACCTCACCCCGGAGCAGCGCAACAGGAGCGAGGCGCTCGGCGAGCGCGAGAAGGAGCACGTCGCCGCCGTCGGCAAGGTCAACGAGGTGCGCGACCGCCTCACCGTCATGCGCAACGCCGCCGAGCAGTTCCGCACCGGCGCCACCGGCGAGGCGCGCCTCGCCGGTCTCCGGGGGCTGACCGACATCATGGAGGCGGCCGGCATCAAGGTGCCGCAATGGATGCGGGACGGCGCCGCGGGGGGCGAGGTAATCGGCAAGGAAGGCGGGTTCCTCGCCGCGGAAATGACCCGCATGCTCGGCTCGCGCGAGGCGGCGAGCGTCTTCCAGCAGGTGCGCAACATGAACCCGAACATCTCCATGTCGCAGGGCGGGTTCGACGCGATCATAGAGAGCATCTGGCAGGGCACCGAGCGCACGATGGACCGCGAGGGTTTCCGCACCCTCTGGCTCGCCGACCCGCGCCACGGCGGCAGCACCGAGGGCATGGATGCCGCCTTCGACAAGGCTTTCCCGCCGGAGGTGTACGCGAGCCGGGTTATCCCCTACAAGGTGAGAACGCCCGACCAAGCGGCGAAACTGCCGAAGGGCGTCACCATGGAAATGCCCGACGGCAGTAGGAAAATAAACCGCTAGGGAGCCGCCGACATGGCATGGTGGGACGCACTACCCGACGCCCCGGCGAGCCCGACCGCGGCAGCCGCACCGCCCCCGGAACCGGCGGCAGCCGCGCCCGCGCGCGCACCCTCGCCGGCCCCGACCGTCTCGACCGTCGGCGGCGGCAACTGGTGGGACAGCCTGCCCGACGCCGGCACCGCGCATACCTCGCGCCTCAGCACCCCCGCGCGCGAGGCGCCGGCTCCCGACACGGCGGGCAAGCATACCGGGTACCTCGCCAACCTCGCCGCGCCGATCACCGCCATGGCGGGCGACATCCTCGGCATGCCCGGCGACATCCTCAGCGCCGCGCCCAGGGCGATTGTGGAATTCGCGACCGGCAAGACGCCGACACCCGAGCAGCGCGCGCAAGCCGAAGCGGCGAGCCCGCGCCTGATCCCCGATCCGCCGCTCCCGACCTCGCGCACGATCAACGAACTTGTCGGCAGGACCGGCCTGCCGACGCCGGAAAACACCGTCGCGACCGACAGTATCGGGCGCATCCTCAGCGCCACCGGCGAGGGCGTGCGGTTCGGCGGCGAGATGGCGCTCGGCGGCGCCGGCCTGCTCCGCTCCGGCATGCGCCTGCCGGGTGCCGTCAACTGGCTCGCGCGCGCGGCGAGCAGCGGCGGTCCCGTGCTCAACACCGCGATCAATGCCGGCTCCGGGTTCGGTGCGGGTGTCGCACAGGAAATGTTTCCTGATCACCCGATCATCGCCGGGCTCGCCGGGGGCCTGCTCGGCGGCGGCGCAGTGGCGGGAGCGAAGGCGGGTTTCGACGCCCTCGCCCCCAGGGCGGGCGACTATCTCGCCAACGCCCGCTCCGGCATGCGCACCCTCACCGATCCCGCGCAGGCGACGGCATGGGAGCGCAATCAGGCGGCGATGCGGCTTCAGGAGGCGGCGCAGGAGGGCGGCGGCAGCGTCGCGCAGGCGGTTGCCAACATCGACGCAGCCCCCGCCTACCTGGAGGGCAGCGCCGGCCCGACGACCTATGCCGCGAGCGAGAACATCGGCATCGGGCGCCTCGCCCGCGGCCTGGAGGCGCGCAACCCGGCCCCCTTCGACGCCCGCCGAACAGCCAACCGCGCCGCGGAGGCGCGCGCCCTCGACAGCATCCGCGGCACCGGCGGCGCGACGCCGGAGGGCGTAACCGAAGCCCTCACCGGGCACCTGCAACGGATCGACCAAGCCGCCGAAACCCGCATCGCCGCGCTCACCGACACCGCGCGCCGGCTGAACCCGGAGGGGCGCGGCGCCCAGGCCATCGGCGAGGACATGCAGACGCAGCTTTCCGCGCTGGAGGAAGCGGCGCGAAAGGCGACCGGCCGGCTCTGGAAGCAATGGGAAGCGGCACGCGGCGCCGACGGCGAGGAGATCGCCTTCAGCATTCAGCCGGCCCGCGAGACCGCCGGCAGTCTCCGCCGCCCGCCGGAGGGCGCCGAGCCCCCGACCGGCCGCGAGGCGGCGCTCTATGCCCGCGCCGAGGGCTTGCCGGAAGTCGTCACCGCCCGCACGGCGCAGAACCTCCGGCAGACCGCGGGCGAGCTTATCCGCAAGGCCATCCGCGAGGGCGACGGCGCGGTTGAGCGGCGCGTGAAGGATTTCCGCAAAGCCCTTGACGACGCTATGACTTCCGCGGTTGCACGGGTGGAGGGCGCGCCGCCGCCCGCAGCCGGCCCGGCCCCGGCGCCGAGGACTGCGGCGGGTGCCCCGACACTGCCGACCACGGTAACGA